CCTATACCTCTTAAGGACGCTATTAGAGCTGCCAATTTAACTGGTAAAGACGACCCTGAAATACTCCATAGGAGTATCAGGCTTATCTTTACTTCGTTATATTGGTCGCGCTATGTGCGGTTACCTCCTAATCCATCTTTTACTACTATTGAAGAAAGGTCATCCTTTACGGATGTTTCCCCTCCAGCAGCTAGTAGAATGATGATTATTAGGTTCCTTAAGGAGTTAGGTGTCAATTCTCGGTTCATAGGGGTAAAGCCAAAGGCTTTATCCTTCAAGAAGTTTCACATGACTTCCAAATCCGGTCCCGCAGGGCATGCCCTGTGGTCCACGTTTATGGAAGTCAACCTACTTCCTGATTGTCTCAAAGAGTCAATAAGGATAGTAGGAGGTGAGAAACTTTATGAACTGATAGAGAAATACCGTTATTTATCTAATAAGATACCTGAGTTCTTCCTAAGCCGTTACTCCTTTCGAGGAGATAAGGTTGTTAGGAGGATTCAAGCTCTTTCTGATAAAGAAGGTAAGACTCGAGAAGTAGCAATCATTGATTATTACTCGCAAGCGGCATTAATGCCTTTGCATAGATATTTTCAACGAATGTTATTTCGAATTGAACAAGATTGTACCCATGACCAATCCAAATTAATTAAACTTTTGAAGGCAGATCCAGGATCATCCTATCATAGTATCGACCTAACGGCCGCTACAGATAGGTTTCCTATTTCTGTCCAACATAAGATTATATCAATATGGTTTGGTTTCGAGTATGCAGACCATTGGAAGAACATTATGGTAGGTTACCCTTTTCGCTTCGGCGATAAGGAGTATTCCTACGGTTGTGGAAATCCAATGGGAGCTTACTCGTCATTTAATGCTTTTGCTATATCACACCACTTCCTCGTTTTCTTAGCCTGCAAGCAAGCTAGGAGAAATTGGAAGAAATGCCCGTATATGTTGTTAGGCGATGACATTGTCATCGCCAACGACGACGTGGCTAAGTGTTATAAACAATTGCTTAAAGAATGGGAG